TTTTTGACAATTAAATCCCGTTTGCTATTATTAAGATAATTAGCCATTGAAGAAACTAATGAGGACATCTTCTTTCAATGGCGGGTGTCCTCTTTTGTTTCTGATATATTTTATATGATAAAAAAGAAAAGGAAATGGGAAATAAAATTTAATACTCATAAAAAAATTATTAACAAAATAAAAAAAGATAAAAAGGGATGTTGGAATTGGTTAGGAAAGTTAAACTCCGGTGGATATGGATTATTAGGTTGGAACAGAAAAGTAATAAGAGCTCATAGATATTTTTATGAATATTATAAAGGTAAAATTCCAAAAGGATTACAAATAGACCATTTATGTCGTAATAGAGGTTGTGTAAATCCTAATCATTTAGAAGCGGTAACATGTCAAACAAATGTTTTGCGAGGAAAAATTTGTCAAAATCGTAAACCTTATTGGGAGAGAGTTTTTCTTATAAGAGAATATATTATAAATAAAAAATCCACAGCAGAAATAGCAAAATTATCTAAAATAACTGCACAAGGTATTAGGTATCAAATGAGAAAAAATAATATTAAAAGACGCTCTAATAGTGAATCACAATTATTAAGATTAGTTTTTTTGAATAGAGGTAAAAACGGCCAATTTTTAAAGAAAAGATTAACATGACCATAAAAACAAGAAGAAACAAAAGAGGAAAAAAGAAAGGCGGCCGGACTTCTTCTAAAAATAAAGGCCAGTCAAAGATAATACACCAGTTTAAGGGTGATGAAAGTAGGCATAATAATTTATTTTGCAAATGTCAATGACACCCGAACTTAATAAAATATATTGCGGTGATGCTTTATCTATTTTAAAAACTTGGCCGGATGGGTTTATTGATTTAATGCTTACCGACCCCCCTTATAATGCTAAAAATATAGGCCCCAATCAAAAGAAATATGATATAGGCCAAATGCAATTACCGAAAGAAGAATATAAAAAATGGTGTATGATGTGGTTTAAAGAAGCAAGACGAGTTTCAAAAAGATTAGTTTTTACTCCGGGTATAGGAAATATCTGTTATTATCCGCAACCCGACTGGGTGATTGCTTGGCACAAACCGGCGGCGGTCAGTTTTAATAGATTTGGAGGATTTAATGCTTGGGAACCAATTATGATTTATGGGAAAATTCCTAAAGGGAAACATTTGAAACAAGATTATATTTTGTGTAATACAGAAAATTCAAGAAAAGGAATTGAATCAGACCATCCTTGTCCCAAACCGGTAAATCTCTGGGGGAAATTAGTAGATATATTTTCAAATGAAGGAGAATTGGTGGCCGACTGTTTTCTCGGAAGCGGCACAACCGCTTATGTGGCCCGAAGTTTAGGAAGAAAATATCTTGGAATTGAACTTTCAAGTGCTTACTGTAAACTCGCGGAGAAACGCCTTGCACAGAAAGTATTGTTTTGATTTATTGGATAATGTGATAAAATAAGATATGGAAACAACTATTCAGCCAATTAAAGTAGAAACCAGATTTGAATACAAATACATCTTTGGCGATTGCCAAACAGCCACATCAATTTTAATTCTGGTCGTTACCGCAACCATAGTTTTAAAGTTCGTTGGTTTCTTGTTTAATAGGCAAAAGCGTAAAAAGGAAGAAAAACAACGCACTACGATTGCGTAGGACAGTTTTAAAAAGAGGTAGTTGATATAAACCTCATAGAATATGGAAATCTTTTTTCAAACAAAAAGTATCTATTATGAATACGAATTTGATGGAATAATCTATGCCGGAATTTATCATATTTATATTTAAGCACTCAAAACAAAATGCCTAAAAGAAGTATAAACGCAAAAGCTGTGGCAAAAGATGTAAAAACAAATATCCGAAAAAGGACGAAAATCGTTTTGGGGAAAATACTTGAAAAACGGGGATACTCAAAGTCAGTTCAAACGCACCCAGATAGAGTTACCAACACCGAAAGTTATAAAGAAGAAATGTTTGATTTTTTGAAGTGGGCTGAAAGAGAAGAAAAGAAAGTTTGTAAAGAAATGAGTAAAAAGAATTTAAGCAAGATTCACTATTTGGATTTAACTCGCGCATTGGTGGAAATAAGAAAGCAAGTTGCATTAGCCGGTGGGAAACCAACGGATAACATTATTCATACAGTTCAATTTAGAAAACGCCTATGACTTATGACCTTGATTACACTCCAAGAGTTTGGGCAGATACTCTCCACAACAATAAACAGCGTTGGCTTGTTATGGTATTGCATAGGAGAGCAGGGAAAACAACGGCTATACTGGCCCATTTGATTTTAGACGCACTCAACAAAGAGAATAGCCAATATGCTTATATCGCGCCTACATTCAAGCAAGCCAAAAGAATCGCTTGGGAAATAGCAAAACAAATAGCCCGGCCAATTCCGGGTGTTGAAAAGAACGAATCAGACCTGATATTAAAGTTTCCGAATGGCTCGCGCTTAATGCTTTTAGGTTCAGAGAATCCCGACTCATTAAGAGGCATAGGATTATGGGGAGGATGCCAAGATGAAGCAAGCCAACAACCCAGCAATTTGTTTTCGGAAATCATAACCAAGTGTTTAGCAGACCATAGAGGATATTGGATATTTTCTGGTACTCCAAAGGGCAAGAATGAATTTCACCGGATTTATGAAACGGCTCAATCAGACAAAAATTGGACAGTTATTTATAAAACCATAGATGACAGTTTAAAAATTGAGAAAGGAGAAACGATTGATAACCTCCGGTTGGCATTAGAGGAAGATAGGCATTTGGTTCAGCAAAACTTAATGACCGAAGATGAGTTTAATCAAGAATGGTACTGTTCATTTGAAGCCGCAGTTAAGGGCGCTTACTACGCCAAAGAGCTGGCACAAGCCAGAGCAGATAACCGGATAAGATTAGTTCCTTACGACAAAGCAATGAAAGTACATACAGTTTGGGATTTAGGGAAAGGCCCGAAGATGTGCGTGGGGTTTTATCAGCGATTTGGAAACATACCGCATATGATTGACGCATTGGAAGGCACGGGAGATGAGGGCCTTACCGATATGATTGAGAAAGTATTAAAGAAGCCATATATCTTTGGCAGGCATTTCGCTCCGCACGATATTAAAGCAACCGAGATAGCAACCGGCAAGACCAGATGGCAGACAGCCAAAGAAGTAGGAATAGAATTTGATAAAGTTCCGAGCATTAAAGAAATAGACGGCATTGATAAGGGCAGGTTATTTTTAAGCCGTTTATATTTAGACAAGGAGAAATGCAAAGTACCCATTGACGCATTAGGACAGTTTCACCGCGAATGGGACGAAAACAAGGGAGCGTTCTTGGAAGTTCCGGCAGATGATTGGAGTAACCATTGGGCTGATGAACACAGGTACGCGGCATTGGTTGAGGACAAAATGGATAATGAGATTACTGATTTTGCAAGTGGCTGGGTGCAACCAAAGACACCTCGTATGTCGGAATATCAAGGCACTATCCCCGAAGGTGAGGATGATGAGGGATTATTCGCGGGTATAAAGGTGGGAAAGATGTAGGTGTTGATAACTTTTATTTTTTAGATATGGTATCATTAAAAAGCTGGATAGATTATTTAAACATACCGCCAAGCATAGTGTTTGGCGGTGAGAGCAGAATTTAGTCGCTACACGCACTCTGCTTTCGCCGCTCAACATTTAAGCACTTATACTCTTTTGGCAGACGCCAAAGACGCCATAGAAATAGCTGGGAAACAGCTTGAAGCGTCCCTAAAATTTAAGCAGGGGCGTATGGAGGACATTAAAAAGTCCGAAGAAATCTATTTGGGTAAATCCAAGCCAGTTCTTTCTGGCCGTTTTAGTATTCCGGTAGATTCAGTTGTGATGAAAGGGTACGGAGATACCCTGCTCGCTAAAACAGATGAACCCATTGCGATTAAGTTTAAAGAAACCCGCGAGGAGGGATTGAAAGCCGCTCAAAAGATGACTGCGGCTTGGAATTTGGAATCTAAAAAAGATAGGTGGGCTTACAAAGACCGGCTATCCAAGAAGTTCGCTTACTTTTCCGGTGTGGCTATCTTAAAGTTCTTTGCATACAGCAAGCCGGAATATAAGTCGTGTTTGCAAGTAATAGACCATTATGATTTTCATTGCGAGCCGTCAGGCGGACAGGATTTGGAGAACCATTTGTTTTGCGGGGTTACGAATATCTATAAGACCAAACAAGAGTTGGTGGATGGGGCTAATGCAGGCCGGTATGACAAGGGCGCGGTAAATAAGTTGGTGAATGGCGAAGGTAACACGGAGAAGAAAGAGGACGATATAGAATACAACAACCGGCAAGCTCGTTATCAGGCATTGGGAATGGTGTTTGAAAGCAATAACTATGTCGGTACGGAGATTTATAATCTAACAGAGTGGATTCTTACCATGCCGGGGGGCAGATATTATCTTTTGTTTGACCCGCGCTCATTGGAAGCGATACGATTTGTACCTCTTAAAGAAATGTTTGAATCTAACCTTTATCCCTATGTGGCGTGGCACACACACGAAGCAGGGTTATTTTGGAGTACAGCATTTGCAGATGGCATAAGACCGATAGCCGAATCAATCAGAATCTTCTTATCGCAAACAATGGAGAACATTCAGAAACGAAACTGGGATATGAAGTTGTTTAACACGAAACATATTCAACCGAAAGATTTGCTTTATAAAGAAGGCGGCCTTGTGGGAGTAAGAAACTTTGAGGGTATGCAGAATATCGCTAATACAGTTTTGCAGTTGCAAACACCAGATACCACCAGCATTACTCTTAATATGCTCCAATTCTTGCGAGGTTGGACAGGTACAGATACCGGAATCACACCGGCAATGCAAGGCGAGGGCAAGGAAGATAAAGTGGGAATCTATTTTGGCAATGTCCAACAGGCACAAGAAAGATTTGGTTTGCTTAACAAGAGTTATGGCGAGGCACACGAACAGCTCGGAATCCGATATGACTGGGGCGCTTATGAAAATATGCCAGAGAGTTTCGCGGTTAAGTTGATTGGCTTGGAAGGTATTGAATGGGAAGAATCTATCAAGAAAGAGGATAAAGAACACGATTTTGAGGTGCAGGTGGAGAACCCTAACGCCAATGCCGAGAAAGACGCATTGAAGAATCAGATACAGAACGCGGCTTTTGATAAAGTTTTGGCAAGGCCGGAATTATTTATGCAGGTTAATCCTAAATGGCTTACGGAAAACATTTTGCGTATGGGACAGCTTACCGAAGAACAGATACGGGTGGCTATGGATGTTATGAATTATGGCGACCAGATGATATTGGCCGAAGCCGCGCAAGCTATTAAAGATATTGTGAAAGGTGAACGGCCCGAGAAGTTGAATCGCAGAGCCACTACCGGATTTGTGGAAAAGATTTTGCACTTTGAACAGGATACGGACGATTTGGATGAAGAAGTCAGGGCCGTGCTTTTGGCCTATGCCCAAGCCCATATTCAGATAGCCCAGCAAAATATGGTGAGAAAGGCAACCGGAGTGCTTATGCAAGGCGCTATGAATGGCATGAATCCTTTGATGGGTAATACAGCTCCCGCGCCAGCAATGGCAGGAGCGCCAATGCAATGATTGACCGAACTGAACTACTTATCAAAATAAGAAACCTGAAAGACAAGTTTAAAGACCCGCAATATCCAGAGGACTTGGTTAAAATAGAAACATGGGAGAATGAAGTTTTGGATATGATTAACCGGGAACAGGTAGGACAAACACCGGCTATAAAACTGATTACCAAACGATTTAAAGAGAGTTATGAAATTTTGTCTGATGAGCTATCTGTTGATAACTTTGGAGAACCAAAATGTGAAACCTGCTTAAAGCGAAAATTGATAGTGGAAAAAAGGCGTATTCTGCTTGATTTTATTCGTCTTTTTGAGATAGAGGAGGATTTGGAAAGAATTAGCGCGGAGGTGGATATGGAACTTAAAAACCTCTTGTAATAAATTTTCGTAGTTGTGATATAATTAAATTGATTACAACCCCAACATCTATGAAAAAGAGAAAGCCATATTAAGCACTTAAAAGTTAATGCCCGCTTCTTTTGAGAAATGCCGAGCTGAAGGCGGCCGTATAAGAACCAAGTCGCTTTCAGGCGGGAAGTATCAGCATATATGTGTTAAAGATGGCAAAAGCTATCCGGGTTATGTAAAGGCGAAAATTAAGTCGCGCTACAAAAAATGATAAAACATTTCAAATTTCAATTAGTATTTAGTTTTGATGAGGCGATTCCAGAAATTCATCTTGAAGCATTTATCATATCTAAAATGGTAGAAAAAGGATTTTCTGTTTCAAAACCGCATTATCAGCAAGATAACGAATACATAGGAATTTATAAAGATAAAATTTCAGACAAATGAACCTTTATACCTTTTTTGAAAAGAAATACGACAGGAAAGAGTTTTTAAGACGGCAGTTAGGCGATTTCGCGCATGAGAATCGGGAATTGTTAATAATTGTAGCCGATTCAAAAACTGATTATATCTTTTGCGCTTATAAGGACAGAATGACGCTCGGACAAATAAAGAGCATGGACGGCAGTAAAATGAAGATAATCAAAACGCTATTATCCGAAAGCTCCCTCAATGAGAAGAAATTTAATACATTCATTGCCTACTTTACGGCCTCTCTCATTGATGTTTTAAAAGTAGGGGTTGATAAAGGGAATCACTTTTATCAATTCATTGATGGAAGTATCCATAACATTATAAAAGTAATTTACTCAAAGGTCGCAGATAATAATAATTCTAAACCAAATGGCTAAAACAAAATCAGGACAAAAAGCGGAAAAAGAAGCCGCTAAACTGGCCGGAGCAAACTTACCAGCCGACAAAGCGGTTAAAGAAGAAGCCGTAGAATTGACAGCCGCAGAGAAAAAAGCATTAGCAAAAGCGGAGAAAGAAGCGGCACAGTTGGAAAAGCCGGTATCAGTCGGGAAGTTTTATCTTCACGAAGCATCAGGGCGGGTGGTAAATGAGTTCGGCCAGTTCGTATCGCCGGAATGTGATTTATCAAAGGATGTGAACGGCACGAAAAGATTGGAACTATCAACCCTTGTCAAACGCTTTAACAGAGCGCGAGGGTGGAAGTAAATTGACAATTTATGCACTTAATACGCTTGGCAGTACCGTACGAACTGCGAAGCCGAACCTTTTTATATTAAGTGCATAAACCTGTTCGGACTTCGTGGTTCTTGTGGTGTTGCCATAGCGCAACGCCACTTTTCTTTTTGGGCAGAACAAATTTGTTGCCTAAATTGGAGGTATTGTCCGCCCAGAGATGGCTTCTCTAAATGGACAAGGACTCGCGCGCCTTACGCGCCATACAACTTATGTCTATGGACACAAGCTCGGAGGCGTTATCCACGCCCGCAGACACCCTCAATATGGACGAGGGAACAAAGCAAATTTTGGATAATTTAGAGGCGGAGGGCCATACGATTGAGAATGACCCCCGCCCCAAGCCACCGGTTAAACCGGAGGAAGCGGAAGCCAAAGCGAAAGCAGAGGCCGAAGCAAAGGCCCAAGCGGATGTAAAAGCGAAAGCTGACGCAGACGCGAAAGCCAAAGAAGAGGTGAAACCATCTCCTCGCCAACCGCGATACATTCCTGCATATCGGTTGGAAATAGAGCAGGATAAATTTAAGAAAGATTTGGAGGCCAAAGATAAAGCTATCGCTGACCTTCAAGTCGCGCTTAAAGACCGAAAACCTGACCCGGATTCCGAAAAGACACCCGAACTGGACGCTACTCTTGACGAAATCGCAAAAAAACACGATTTACCTGTTGACTTCATTAAGGATTTGGCAAAAGTTTTAGCGCCCAAAGCGGCTAAAACCGAAATGCCAGCCGAAGTTACTAAACTTCTTGAAGAACAACGGGTTAAAGAGGAGCGCCACCATTTTGATGATGATTTTCGGAAAACTATTTTGCCTTTGGTCAAGGCGGAATACCCGGACATCTCTGACGAGAAATTGGCAGAGGTGCAGGAAGATTTACACAACCTCGCTTATACGACAAAACACGGAGAAAACTCCCTTGCGTTTATTTACAAAGGTGATGACGATTTTCGCGGGCTGGTTCAGCCCAAGAAAGTAACTGCCGAAGAAGGTAAACAATTTACCGGCTCTGGCGGGAAAGTCGTTAATTTTGAAAGCGCAACGGATGAAGATATTGCGGCAATGGACTTAAAAACCTTTGCTCAATACTCTAACTGGCAAGCGAGCCGTGAAATCAATCGGCCTAATGCGTAAATGACCGCTAAATAAATGGCCAACGCTATAACAGCTATGTCGCCAACTTATTGGAGCAAGCGGATGGGTATTAAGAGGTACAAGGGAACTGTACTTCGCTCACAAGCGGATTTTTCAGAAGAAGCTGTTTTGCATGATGGAAGAATTGTTGATAGGCCGTATCGGGCTGATATTGCAGTTGAGAACTATATAAAGGGTACAGCTCTCACCGCGCAAGATTTGACCGCAACTTCTGATACCTTGACTGTGAATGTCATTAAAGCCGCTTTGCTCTATGTTGATGATGTAGATAAAATTCAGAATAAATACTCTGCCGCTAATTTGTGGGCAGATGAAGCAATGACGAGGTTGGAGATAGCTCTTGACGCACGCTACCTTGCAGAAGTTTATAATTCCAACAACACTGTGGACGCTGGCGATTTGGGTGGTACTGCCGGAGAAGGCATTACCGTTACCACCGCCAATCTTCCATTGGTTTTCGCCGAGATTAACGAAGAACTTGATTTGGATAATGTGCCTTTGGGAGAGCGCTTTTTCAACATCTCGCCGCAATTCAAGAATATCCTTTGGCAGTATATCCAATCAAAGGAATCGGCCCTTGGCGATAAGACCGGAGAACACGGCAATATCGGAACTTTTGCCGGTTTGAAATTGTATCTCACCAATAACTCCTCTGCTTCTGCTCGCTGGACACCCGCTAACAACCCTGCTGACGCGGATACGATTACCATTGAAGGAATTACCTTTACCTTTAAGACCACGATTGGAACAACCGCCGGAAATATCTTGATTGGCGCGAATACAGCCGCAACGATTGATAACTTGGTTGCTTTAATTGACGCAGGCGGAGCTTCTTCCGATTCCGGTGTAAGCAATGTTGCGCTTTCTGCCGCGAACCAAAGAACAGTTCAGGACTGGGACGGAGTTGATGGAACGACTTATTTTGAAGTGAGAGGATTTGGCGAAAACTTCCTGACTGTTTCCGGTTCGGACTCAACGGATGTTTGGAACGCCGCTTATAAAGTGCAGAACCTTTTGGCTGGCCGTGTAGGCGCAATTTCCGTAGTTGTTCAATCAGAACCAAAAGTAGAAATGGATAAAACTGTTTCTGCCGGAAAACTTGGATTGAATATAATCCCTTATACCCTTGCTGGATTTAAAACCTTTAATCAAGGCGCTAACGAAACTGTTAATGTCAGGATTCGTTCAGACGCGTTCTAACGCTACTTAACCTTTTAGGTGAGGATGAACTAATAGCCATTCTTATCGGGAGGGTTAGTTACAACTCAAATGGACAAGAAACTTCTTGTTTCAATAAGTTCGGGTTTGATAGCCCTCGTAGCGTTAGTCGTAATGCTTGTTGGCGGCAAATCCACAGAGGTAATCAGGGAAGTGCCTGCTGGTTCAACTACTTTGATTGTTGATGAGTTCGTGAATGGTGTGAGAATTGGAGATAGAACGCTTCAATTTGAAGAAGTATTGGTTGCTGGGGCTTCGCAGTATGGAAGTTGGTTGAACGATACCGGCAAGCCGGTAAAGGTGTTTTTGGAAGATATTATGCTTGTATCTACAACTACCGGAAATCCTAACGACTGGAAACAGGTTAGGGCAACCTCTACCTTTGTGTTATTTGTAGGTACTTCTACTTCTGCTACCGCACTCGGAGATAGTAACTATGATGACCCAGATGTAACCGAATCGGTGTTTTTGGACGGCTGGACTATCAGCACTTCTACCGGACAATTCGCTAAAATACAGAATACAAATTCTTTTAGCGACTTATCTACGGGTGGAGCGCAAGCATTAGACGGATTTGCCGTTGTTCAAAAAGATGACAGAGTTACATTTAAGATTTTGGCAGGAGGTACTACTGGATTAGCTACACATTGCACTTCCGCACAAGATGCGCCAGTTGCACAGCTTTGTTCTTCGGCCACTTCTACTGACAGAGGATTTGATGTAAAAGGAGTATTGAAATTAGAATACTAACTTGTAGGGCTTTGAAACTTCGGCTTTCATAAGAAAGCCGGAGGAATGAAGGCCCTACAAACTAAAATGGATAGAAAACAATTTTTTCTCTTAATAGCCGCAGTAGCTTTGGCGGTTTCCATTTCTGCCATACTTGGCAATGTAGCTAAAAAAACATTCCCGCGAGCCGGGAATCCTTTTACTACGGAGCATTGGGAGTGCGGAGGAACTGACGCGCAAACATCCACTTCTTCGGTGGCACTCTTATATCCGGCTGATACTGCTTCAACTACCTGCACAGTTCCTTCTGGAATTGTGGACGGCGCGGATTCAATAGACCTAAACCTTAATTTGGGTTCAACCACTACTCCGCCAACATTGGCTTGGACTTATGAGTTTTCAAACGACAACAGTAATTGGTTTCCAGAAGACGGAACAACTGTACCGAATAATACCAATGTTACTCACGGAGCGCGTCCGGTAATTCATAGATGGACTTTTGCCACTACTTCTAACAGCGCAAATGTTGAGCTTGAAACCCGGAATATCACAGTTACGCCTACGGCCACTAAATATATGAGAATTAACTTTGGTGTTGCTGGTACTGGTGCTAAATTACACATGCAAATTGTGTCAAAAAAACAGTATTAGCAATAAATTAACTTATGAATAAAGGAAACTCAATCATAGCCGCAATAATCGGCTTGGCGGTGTTTGCGGTACTTTCCATAGGATACATTACCGAAACACCCAAAGGGATATTTGGTTCAGGCGGCTCGGAATCAACGCAAGTACCTACTGGGGTTGCTTCTGATGAACCGCTTGTTACTGTTGGCAATTCCGGTACTTTAAGCGCGGAAAGGGCATTAACCGGAACTTCCAATCAAGTAGTGGTTACAGATGACGGAAGCGGAACTACTGTAACGCTTTCAACTCCGCAAAGCATTGGCACGGGTTCTTCACCAACCTTTTCAGGATTAACCCTTACGACCTTAACTGTTAATGGAGCTTCAACACTTTCAACCTCTACTGTTCAGGGATATCTTAATGTTGGTATTTTTGTTGCTACCAGCACTGGAAAATTTGGAGGGCTTTTAACAACCAACGGAGGAATTACTGGAATCGGTATAAATGACTTTGGCGGAGCTACTTCTTTTGAAATCGTAAATGGGGCAAGCCCGACAGTTGATACTATCGGGGAAATTGCATTAGATACAACCGATAATCAGCTTTTAGTCGCGGATTCAGCCGGAACTGCGCGAGTATTTGCTGGCGCTGAAAGGATATTGTTTGCGTTTGTGCTGGCTTCAACCTCTCCTGATTTTTTAAGCGGGGGAACTTTTGGAATCCCATCTAATACTAAAGACGGGAGGGATATAACTCAATTTAGATGTCGTGTGGACGCTGGCACTTCGGTTGTCGTGAATGTATCTGATGACGGGACAAATGATACCGAAACCATAACTTGTGCTACAACTCAAACCTCTGATACTGATGTTGCCACTAACAGCACTTTTACCGCAGATGAATTGTGGAGAATAGAAATCGGCACTATTACTGGTACGCCTGATTATCTTATTTTTGAGGCGTATGGCTACATTACTGCCGAGTAAAAAATGATTGAAGCAAAAATACTCATAATCAAAAAATTGCTGGTGGCAATGTCGGCCCTTTTGACACTTTTGCAATCGCAACAAGAAGAAATAAAAAAACCAGAATTGAAATTCGGGCAAATTCAACAACCGACTATTATTTGGAATCAAGAAATAGTTGAAAAACGAGATTATGCGGCTTTACATTATAAAATGTCTAATGGGGAAAATACTGTTATTTTTGGTGCAGGACTAAATTATAAAGATGAAAACGGTAATTTTCAGAGAGTAAGACCGACCTTGGTTGATAAAGGAACATATTGGGGAATGCAATCGGCAAAAGCAGATTTGCGTTTGCCTAAAACTTTTAAGAATCCGAAGTTATTGGCAGGTAATTCGTGGAATCATACTGTTAATTCTAATAATGTTTTGGGAGAACTGTTTTATATTGGCGACCAAATTGATAGTGTTCCGATTTATGGAATCAGGTATCCTAATGCTTATACCGGTGTTGATGTAGAGTATAAACCGATATGGAATGGTGTTCACGAAGAATATGTTATTAAAAGTCCCGCCTCTGTTCATACATTTGAAATTGATAAACCAACTGGTTCTATTAAAGTTAAAAAAAATAATAAAACGGAAATATCCGCAGGTAAGTTAAAAATTCGTGATTTTCAGATTTTAGACAACACACAAAAACCAAAAGTGTTTGAGCCAGATATTATAGAAACGCCAACAAAGTTTATTTTGACTGTACCCATTCAACCTTTTTCTGAATATCCCATAACCCTTGACCCTTCACCTTTTGATTCTGACGCTGATAACTCTGCATTTTTTGATACTAAAATCGTTTATGACCCCGGTGTTCTTGATGGCTGCCCCGGAACGGGTGCGTTTTGGGCAACTTTACATAATAATACTGGTTCAACGAATGTTACGGCAACTGTTAATGTTGCTGATGCGTATGCTCAAACTATTGTTAATAATTATAATTCAAGTTGTTGGGAAGCTGTGGATATAAAATTAGCATACAAACCTCTTCTGATGACGCTGGTGTCGGCTCAACCGCAAATGATTCTGCTGGTTATATCTTGGTTGCTTCAAAAGTTGCAACTTCATCAAATCCAACTGCCGCAGATTTTGAAATGTTTGGTGATGAAATTGCGGCAGAAAAAGCAGAGCAAATTGGGCCTGAAATAAACTTTGACCTTGTAAATAACGGAAGAGGAATACTTATCTATTCAACAACCACATACACTCAATACATTTCTTTAACTGGAACGACCACGCTGGGGCTCATTGTTCGTGGCGACCAACTTGATGTAGCATTTGCTTGTGGTTCTTGTACTTCATCTGCGACTAATTATTGGAATACTTCGTTAGAGGCAGTTGAAGCGGCAAGACCAAGTTTATTGGTTGCTTATAGTGTGGCCGCAACTGCCGCATTACCCAGAAGGCCAGATGTAATTTGGTTTAGTAGTGAATAAATTATGAATGAAGAAAACGGAATAAAAACCAAAATAAATGTAGCCGTGCTTCAAGAAAGAGTGGATAAGGTTGAGGATTGGATAGAAAAAATGGAGAACAATCACTTGCCCCATATTTACGATAAACTGTCAAGCATTGAAAGGAAGATGTCTTATTGGGGCGGAGCGATTGCCGTTCTTTTAGGAATTTTACAAGTAGCACTTGCGTTCTATGCAAAATGATTTTTCAAATTTAGGTGGATTAAGACCCACGCCCAAAGATAAGCGGGATTTTAAGTTTTCTGGGATATTCGGGTTAATGGATATTAAGGAAGTGCCGGAGAAATCTTTTATCGTGGCCGAGCCGTTGGAGATTAAAAATCAGGGAGCAAGTGATTTATGTACTGCTTATGCTTTGGCTGTTATTTCAGAGGCCCAAGAGAAAGTAAAATTGAATCCTCAATATACATTCGCAAAAACAAAACAACTTGAGGGAGAATGGCAGAGTTGGGGCGCGGATTTGAGAACAGCGTTAAAGTCGGGCGTTGAATACGGATTTTTACCGGAAACATTTTTAGCAGATGATTTAAGGGCCAAACTTCAAGATAGGGATTTTATAGCGAATTGGGAAAATTGGGGAGCATATATGGACACCAAAGCATATCCTCACCGCAAGAAAGCATATTTTTCGGTTGATGGGCCGTATTCACTATTTGACAATTTGCGGGCTACATTGTGGCAGAATAGAGAAGAAAAGAGGTTGATTTTTACCGGGGCTACTTGGCAGGATAACTGGACTTATGCCAAAGAAATTGATTTTATCGGCAGACCGCTTTTTGGACACGCCTTTGTGATAATCGGGCAGGAGGTAACTTTGAGGGTTGATGGCTCTAAAAGGACATGGATTATCGTGCAAAATTCCGGCGGGCCGGAAGTGGGCGATAAGGGATTGCACTATTTTAGTTCAGGAATAGTAAATAAAGAATTTAGTTTTGGTAGCTATACCTATCGTGATTTAGACCCAGAAGTAATCAAACGACTTACCCAAAGACCGAATTTTTGGGCAAGGTTCAAAGGACTGCTTTCTTGGTACTTTAAATGAACGGCGCGGAAATAAAAACTTTTTTTGAGAACTTGGTATCAGACAAACCCGATAGCGTGTTCGTATATCAACTTTTAGTTCAGGCAGAGGGCAGATTACAAAGAAGGCGCGATTGGAAATCGCTGGTCAAAGTGGACGCTACGCAAACTGCTACTTCGGGGGATATTTATACTTCAATGAAAACTTCGCCTGCTGATATGATTAAGCCGTTGAAGTTATATGTCGGCACAACCTTGCCGCCATTTCTGCCAATACCTTTTGAGGATAGGATTTATTATAAAGATTCGCCTTACTTTTTCTATGTTGATTATCTTAATTCGCAATTCGCTTTGACCGGTAAACAAGGAACATCAGCCACAATTAACCTTTATTACAAACACAAACCAACCAAAATAGCGGCAGGAGTTACACCAAGCTGGATGCCGGAGGAATTTAGACCACTTTTAGCGTATGAAGCGGCGTATATTTTTCAAGGCGGAGTGGAAGGAGATGCGGTTAATTTCAGAATGTCGCCCATTCAAAAAGTAATTTATCGGGAATTGCTGGCGGATTTTGTGGATTATGATTCTGACCTTGAACTTGGTGCAATGAATAATCAGGGCGGGTATGCCGATAGTCAACGCGAAAATTCTGTAAAAATCGGCTTATTATGATATAATTGAGGTATGCAAAACGAAAAAGGACAATTTGTTAAAGGGTTTTCTACTTGGAATAAAGGAACAAAAGGGATTATGAAAGTAAATAAAACTTCTTTTCAAAAAGGGCAAAATCTTGGAAACCAAACAAGGAAAGGAAAAAAACACACCGAAGAAACCAAAAGAAAAATGAGCCAAATTAAAAAAGGAAAAAGGCCAAAAAATTTTGGTATAAATTGGGGTCTAACAGGAAAAGGAAATCCGAATTATAAAGGCGGCATTACGCCAATCAATGAAAAAATCAGAAAATCAGTTGAATACAAATTATGGCGTGAAGCAGTTTTTAAGCGGGATAATTATACTTGCCGATTTTGTGGACAAGTAGGCATACGATTAGAGGCAGACCACATCAAACCATTTAGTTTATACCCGGAGCTTCGGTTTGCATTAGATAACGGCAGAACATTATGTAAGCCGTGTCATTTAAAAACCGATACTTGGGGAAAGAAAAGTGTTATTACAGCCAATTAAAAATTTTCGGTTCGGTCTTCAGAATCGCATTGAGGACAAATCTATCCCCAAAGGTGCAAGTTCTGCTGGTTTTGGTTGGCTCACAAAAGGTGATAAGTACGAATTAAGTCGCGGCAGGTTTCGTTTAGGCGAAGAAATTACCGGAACGGGCCGTGTGTCAGGACTTCATATAGCGAGAAAGGCGGATGATAGCGAAGTTTTACTGATGACCTATGCCCGCAAATTAAGGTTTTGGGATACAACTATCGGGAATCCGATATGGAAAGAAGTGGGAACAAACTTTTTTCCGGCTGATGTGATTGCTTCAAGCGCTGACGGAGAGGATATGTCTTTTACAAATTATAGTTCGCTGGCTGGGGCACAATGCTGGATTTCTTCGCCCAACTCCGGTTTATACAAAATAATGACCGCAAACATTTCAGCCACTTCTACCAACACGATTAAAGATAATTACGATTCCACCAAGAATTTCAAAGGATTTATTAAGGCCATTCAGGGAGCGATTTATTTGTGGAATAGAGGAGCGCCCAGCACCAAAGACCCGACTGGATTTTATAGAAGTTACATTGATAAAGACGAGGTTTCCGATTATACGGCTGTTACGGCAGAGGCATTGGGTTCTTCCGGCGCAACCTCTTATTCAGGAACATTAGCAGGAATTTCAACGATATTAACTTGTTTTGGATTGGCGGTAAAAATCGGAGGCACAGTAAAACTGGTTGATGATTTTAACGGCAACTTGATACATTTGGAAGGAGCAAGCGCTGGTTCAGGAACAATAAACTATAACACCGGAGCTTGGACAGTAACATTAACAACTGCGGCAAGCGGAGCATTAACCGGAGATTATTATACAGAAAACTCAACCTCTACCGGAGTAGCTGATTTTACCAAGTCCGGCCCAAGAACAGCCGGGCAAGGATTCGTAATAAGACAAGATGACGGAGGCGCAATTCAAAATCTGGGGGTTTACAATGACATAATTTACGCTTTACATACGCATAAAACTTGGAGTTTGCAGATTTCGGCAGATGACCTTACGGCAACCAATAGAGTATTAAGAGAAAAATTTGGTGTTCCGTACTGGAAAGCTATGATACCAACAGGCGAGGGAATTTATGGAATTGACGATACTGACGAAACTGACCCTAAAATACGCCTATTGACACTTCAAGAAAGTTCTGCCGAAGTAATACCTATTTCACTTTCAGATAACCTTACTTTGGCTGATTACCGATTTGATAAGGCGGCGGGCATAGAATACGGCAACTGGATAGTATTCGCTTTCAGGCACAAAGATTCAACAGTTAATAATTGGGTTTTGGTATATGACAAAATTTGGAAGTCGTTTGATTTCTTCAATTACTACGCGGCGCATTTGGCGGTTTATAACGGAGTGCTTATGGCCGGAGATTCGCTTTCTTACAATGTCTATGAGCTTTTTTCAGGACTTGATGATGACGGGGTTGTCATACGCAATAGTTTGGAACTTGGCAAAGATAACTTTGATATTGAGGCGCTTAAAAAGTTAAAGAAATTGGTGATTAAGGGCGAGATAGGCGCTAACCAAAAAATAAAAGTATCGGTATCGGTAGATAGCGGGGCTTATGTAGAGATAGGCGGTAGTGATTCTGGTGCTACGCCCAGCGTTCATACTTACGCAATTCAAGGTGATGGTTCTTATGTGGACAAAACGCAGAAAGTCGGGGTAGGCAACTTAACCCTCGGGCGAGGTGAGGTGGGTGGCGGTTCTTCAAGCGCAATTACTGCTTATAACTTTGAAAGAGTTTTGAATTTCAGGCAAATCGGTTTAGATAAGTTTGAATATATCAAATTTAAGTTTGAGGCAATGGACATAGGATATGCCTCAATTTCGGAGATTTTACCCCAAGATGTACGAACATTTGCCGCGAGAGTTCCTTCCAAGTATCGTTAATGGTATGATATAACAAAGCACTTAACATAAATGCTACATCAACTCTTTTCTATATTAGCCGCTCCATTTGTTGCTATTGCCAGTTTTTTTTCCACGCCACCGCCTCCTCCACCCCCGCCCCCGATTGTTATTGAGAGGCCGGTAATTAAAGAAAAACCTATTTTCGTTGATAAATATATCAGCGAAATTACGCCTGACCAAGAAATACTTTTACAACAAATGCTGGCCCAAGTCCAGAGTATCGCTTTGCAGGTTCAGGAGATTTCTAATAAAAAGAAATTCGGCGCTTCTTTTAGCACTGGCGAAGTGGTTGCTCTTTTTGAGGACTCATTGGCCTCCGGTATAACCGCCAGCTCAACCACTTTTACATTGACGCGCGGAACAAATAAAGAGGGAACAGCCCTTGCTTCTTCAACCTATGGAATGATAATTGCCGAAGGCGGCTCGGATGAAGAAATGGTTTTGGCTGACTGTACTTCAACCGCTTGCACCAATGTTACGCGCGGCCTCTCGGTTGTAACCGGCACAACTTCAATTTACGCAAATATAAAAGCACACAGGCGCGGGGATTCCGTCAAGATTACGGACGCGCCTATTTTGCTATTTGTGAATAATTTATTAAAAGGCAGACAAAATCTTGAAAACATAATTGAATACTCATCAGCCCCGTCTTTTTCAAAAAATAATCAGATAGTAACAAAGTCGTATGTTGATGGAAGTGCCAACTCCGGTGCGGCCACCTCAACAGAAACAACTACCGGAATCTCACGGCTTGCTACCTTAACGCAGACCGCTTCTTCAACGGCTTCAACCGCCAACACTCCATTGGTTATTCAAGCGCAATCCGCAACCTCAACACCGGGAGCGAATGTATTTGCTTCCGGCGCTTCAGGTCAGACCTATGTGGTGGTTTCAAAAGACAATGGAAAAATATCACAGGACTGGATAGACCTATCAGAGAATTTTACTTTAACCGGAAGAAATATATTTAAGACAGCCACAACCTCATTTCAAGCTACCACCACTTTTGATGTGCCTTTTAGCGCGACAAGCACAAGGGCCTCCACTTTAAGTTATGCCACTACGACCTCTATTACAGTGGCCGATACTGCTTCAACAACCAATCTTATTATTTCAGGAACTTGTGCCTTTGGTTCAGGCGCAAATGCCGGATGTTTGGGATACACAGGAAGCTCAACAGCTATAAATTATGCCGTTACAACAACTTGTACTGGGTGTATTCCTGCCAGTGCTAATTTTGGAATTGCAAATGCGGGAATACTGGATGGGGGGGTTACTGTAATTACGGGAACTATATTTATAGCAAGGTCAGGAATAACAACAACAAGATTTGGCAATAACGCGGTAGCGGCAAATGATGGCAGTTATACTTTTCAGTGGAGTGGAAATGATTTAATTGTTACAGAGGACAATGATGATGCTACTGATTCGGCTTTGAACGGCACAACCTTTTATTGGTATCGTTAGCGCTTAATTTTATGGCTTATTATAAACTTGCAGACAAAACAATATCAGAGGTAGCCAATCCTGAAATCAACAAACCGCTTCTTGAAGGCGCAACTTTGTTAAAGGCCACAAATATACAAGCGGCGCAAGATGAAGTTAATGCTTTGGATACTGCGGACAGCAGAAAAGCCGCATTAGGGATTCCCACCAGTACAATTTCACGCTATACCTCTCCTCTTCCGGGAGCTTTTAACGAATCGCCTTACGAGAAAAAGGCAAGGGAATACTATGAGGGATTAACAACATCCCAGCCCACCGAAGCTGACCGGGCTTCTATCAGAACAAGAATGGAGGGCGAAATTCAAAGCCAAATTGACGCTATCAAGGGAGTATATGCCAATATGATTACCCAAGAATCGCGGGCCGGAGAAGCCAGAGCTGGCAGGATTTTTCAGGAAAATGAGTGATTCGTGGAGAACAGACTCCGAGAGCAAAGACGACATAGGGTATATGGGTTGAAGACATGAACATAATAATATTTGGTCCGCCTGGCATAGGCAA